ATCTTTTAGGATTGCATCAATGTCTTCAGTTTCGCCTTTGTTGTAAGTTTCCCCGGCATTTAAGACTTCTCTATCGTCACCTGCATATCCAACATCATAGGGATTTGCTTCTACAGGCTCCGGGGCAGGCACACTAGTTTCGATGCTTGGAACCGGATTCTGAGTGTCTAGGTGTGCATATTCAGCTACACCCTCCGGCATCTTTGTTTCAGATATTCCAATCGGGAGCTTATTGGAACCAAAGACAACATCAACTAGCTGTCCAAAAGCTGCAAGTACTTTTGTTTTAGTTACTTTTACAAATACTCTAGATTTTTCCGATTCTCTAAATCGGTAGTGTTTTGGATATAAACCACGATAATTGTGATAAGCAGTGATCCACCGCTTCTCATCATGGTCTCTAGACATCTTCGCTGCGTTATAGCGATCCGTGATAATGCCTACAAACTGATTGTGGACAACATTCTCAAGGTCAATGCTCTTACCTTGTTCACCTTCCACATCCTGAAAGTAAACATTATTCGCGCTATCATTATTCATATATTAGTACCCAAACTCCGAATCCAACGGGGTAAATGCTTGCGCTCTGTGCATATCCCTTATTCTAGACAAAGGGTCAGCAATCTTAGGTCTGGACATAATCAGATACCTAAGCGCATCATATGCGTGATCAGAGGCGTGTGTATCAACATCCTCTGGGTTTGAGCGATCAAGAGGAATACTTTGTAGTTCGCGTATCAGGTTAGGGCAAGTGTTGAATATTTGCAATCGGGGCCTTCCGCTTTGCTGCAACTTTAAGTATTCGTGAATTTGTATTTTCCCTTGTATACGGTTCTTATCAGCTCTCCTTAGCTTATGCCCTATTCTCATAAGGGCTTCTCCAACTGTCGGGCCTGTCGAACCTGTCTTAGCCCATGCTGCTGTATCTAAAACGCCGGGTACAGCAAAAGGATCTTGAACTTCCATCTCTGCGATGAGATGCCCAAGATCTTCGCCCGTAAGTCCTTTACGGTATAATTCTCTATATATAATCAAAGTACCGTCTGTTGGATCAACACATCCCCAGACACAGGCACTCTCAGAAGCATATCCATAGTCAATACCTTTTATTCGCTCCCATCCTATTGGGATATCGAATGGTGTGACTACGTGGGATGCTGTATCAAACTCTGTGAATGCAGCACCCTCTGCTATTTCCCAATTACCTTCTAGTAATTGTTTTCGTTGGATGTCAGGGAGAGCTTTGAGCATCTCCTCGTAACGTCCATCTTCAGCTAGATATGGATTGTCATCTAGTCTAGCCGGAATAAACTTTCTTGTTAGACCGTCATCGCCCCTAAAAGATTCATTCGGCGGTGATGGTAATATATATCTTTTCTTTACCCAATGCGCTCCAACACCACCGGGGTTAGCGGTGCACCGCATATAAGGTACAATGTCTGGATCTGTAGTACGCAGTCGTGAAGCCAGATAGTTCCAACCAAACTCTGTCGGTAGATGAGTAATCTCATCAAACCCTATCCAACTGTACGCCTGTCCTTGGTAGCGATATACATCTGCATCTCTCTCCAAGAATCCAAATTCTACTTTAGCCCCTGACGGGAAGTTCCAAAGCTTTTCTACTTCTCGGTATTTGCACCCCGGAAAAGCTCTTGGATATAGCTCTCTAGACTTGTCTATCAGCTCTCGTAGCTCTGGCATAGACCGTCTGAGTATTAAAGCCCTATGAGAGGGCCTGTGAGCGTATCTAAGAGGATCTATGAGCATGGCATAGGACTTACCACCCCCTGCTGCTCCACCGTACAGTACGTCCCTCTCAGGAGCTGCTAGGAAGTCTGTCTGAGGCCCTTCGTTGGGTTTGAAGATAACATTGTCGTTAGCTTCTTCCCGTAAGGCTTTTGGAACCTTTGACAGAACATCATCAGTTATTATTTTATTCTTATTATTATTATCTAACTTAGTTAGGGTTTCTTTAGAGGCTTTTAGCTTTTCTCGCTGTTGGGAGAGTTTAACTCGTGTACGCTCTGCTTCTTTTTCTTTTTTGCGTACAGCTCTCCGCGCCTGTATCTTTGCCTTCGTTTCTGAATGGTAGTTATAGCCTCTACCCTTTGAACCCTTAGGTCTACCACTTTTTCGTCTTGGAGTTCCGTCCTTCTTTAGGACGAAATTACCCTCCGCATCTGTGAGGTAGTTCTCAGGATTTATCTCCCAATCTTCCATAAATAATATTCTTTAAGCCAACATGACTAATACTTCTACCTGTCATGTGAGTCAACCATTCAGCCCCTGATCTGAGAGACATCATATCTGATGATATCATCTCCTTGATAGTTTCTAATGATTCTAACTCGCTCTTGACAGGCTCCAAAGTTTTTTGATCTTCAGCAAGTGTATAACCAAATGGTATTGTGCTGCTAGTTCGCTTCATGGGCTTTAGCAGGTAGTATAAATAAACCACCATTCATATTATTATTTACGTCTAGTCTTTCTTGTTTTCCTAACCCTGTGCGGTCTAGGATGGTTTGTGCAGCCTGAAGACGCATATTAGCCTGTGGGATAGGCTGATCAGAGTGCATAACCTCCACAAGCTTCATTGCTGCTTGGGGTGCTGACTGAGCTAGAATGTTAGAGGCCAGATCTATGATTTCGTGTTTGAGAGCCTTGACTACCTGCCAATGTCCATTCTGGGCGTATCCCGCCAACTCAGCAGCTTTCTTAGGATCACCTCCAGTTTCAACCAGATAGTCTAAGAAATCTTTCTGTTTTACAGTTAATTCTTTAGCCATAGTGTTATATTATATACCTATATACGGGTTTTGTCAAGCTTTTTTGTGAAAATACATAAAATACTTGACAAATCGCTCCCCAGACTGTATAATATACTTTGTAACCCCCCCGGTTACATATATATATAATAGAACAACAATCCTATCGGATTGATATCTTAAAGACTGTATGGCGCAAAAAAGACACTTCAAAGACTTTATAGCCTACGCCCATCCTTCCGACAATCCTTCCTAGTCTACTTAACACTCTGAAATCCTGAAAAATGTATACGAATTAGTATATATATGGGAGTACCCCCGGTGGCCTCCTGCCTAGCCCTCTAAGACTAGGAAGTCTTAGAGGGCTAGAGCCAATTCAAAGACTCAAAGAGTCTTTGAGATCTCCCAAACCTTTAGAATCTTCCAAGATTCTAAGACAGCCAACTCTGAGACCTTTCTAGTTTACAAAATCTTTGAGATTTTGTAAGTCTGTAAAGTAAAATTTAAAGACTCAAAGAGTCTATAAATTTCAGAGACCTACAAGATATTTAGTAACTAAATATTCTTGCCTCAGAAGTTTACAAAAATCTCCCAAATTGCTAAACGTGATCGCGTGTTTAAGCGTAACGCGGCAGCGTTCGGTCGCGTGATGCAGGCTTTCTTGGTGTTTTCGCAGGCATTATGCGTAGGAAAAAGGGCGCACCAGAAAGAGTTGACACCGAAAATTGGATGTGCCTTTAATGGAATGGCCCTCAGCGATTGGGGGCTGAAAATTCACTTTCACATTTAAGGAGTCTAACATGACTAACACTATTCCTGCCGAAATCCGAGCTACAACTAAGCAATACTTTGGTCTTGCCGGTAAGTTCTCATACATGATCTGTGAAGCAAATGACATACCTCGGACGAAGTTCAACATCGTTCGGAAGCGGTGTGCCGGAGTTTTACACTCACAGTTTCCCGGTCAAACTCTGACCAGAGGTCAGGTTCAGGAGTTCTTTGATTCAACAAAGATACCTGCATTCTTGACTAAACTAGTCAAGCTTTCTGATCTGACGGAGGCTGCTCCGGTCAAGGTCAAGGCGGTCAAGCGAGTTTCAAAGACAAAGACTGTCAAGAAAACTCCGGTCAAGGCAGCAGCCAAGACATCTGTGAATACAGATTTTGACAAGCGACTAGCGTTCCTTGAGGGCGAAGTCAGCACTATGTCTGATGATATTCAAACCATCAAGTCTGGTCTTGATAGCATCTTGGAAGCTATCAAGTCTTAAAGCTCTCAAAGCTAAGAGAGTCTGTATGGCTCTCTTAGCGTTCCTAGTAAGTACAGGAGTTTCTATAAAATGATTTATATATATTTATTATATTATCTGTTAAACCCTAAATGGGCTATTGAAAGCTATTGTAGTTACAAAATGCTTAGAGCTAATACTAGTATATATAAAGAAACATATACTGTTAGGATCAGGATTCGGAAGGGCCGTAGAGGTCACAGATGTTATTACTTCCGTTCCAGAGTTTAGTTAGTTATTTATATTTAAAAGGTTTTAAAAGGTCTTTTACAAAGTGAAAGACCTTTATAAAACCTCAAAGGCCACCGAGCCGAGGAGCGACGATGAAAGCGTATATCAAGATTAAAAATGTTTATGGTGTGGACAAGATATATCCAGACTGTGATGTGTCAAGATCAGTCGCAGCACTGATTGGTACGAAAACTATTCCGCTCGAAAAAGTCTACTGGATCAGACAGTTAGGTATTGAGTTGGAGCAGCGTCCTGTTGAGTTAAAAGATTTATTATAGGAGTGTGTGTCATGATTAAGTACAGGATCAATCGTAAACATACTGTGAGGGTCACAAGGCCAGTATTTAAAAAGCTGTTTGGTGGCCCTAACAAATTACATCTTTCTAAGTTTGTTAAGACTATTGGCTCTGGTTACAGGGTCATTTATGTTAATATTTATTAAAAGATTTAGAAGGTCTTTTACAAAGTGAAAGACCTTCATAAATCTAAAAGGAGCCGACCATGACCGAAGAGCAGCGTGATGAGCTAATTGAGGCTGTCTTTTGTATTTTCGTAATGTTTCCCACACTAATCCTTATTGTTATCGCGGGGTTGCTATGACTAGAGATGAAGCCAAGAGATGTATCAGTCTGATCTTTCAATATCATTTTATATATGACAGTGATCGACACGACATGATTCCTTTTACTGGGCAGCTCAACAATGCTGTTTGCGATATACAAGACAGACTAGATGTTTTGTTAGATAAAATATACCAAGAACACTATGACTCTGTTGAAGGTATGAAGTATGCCTACGAAGAGTCAATAACCGCACTAACCTCACAAGGAGAAGAAGACTATGCTTGATAGTTTAAATGTACACAAAATCGTAAAAGCAACTATTGATGTTCCAAACACTGACCATAATTGGGTAGATCTCAATGTCGTAGATGACAAGGGTCAGAAATTTGAGTTCTGTATGTTTCTCAAAGACAGTCATGAACAGTCTGTTGATATGTATTATTTTCTTGTTGAACTTAGAGATTCTGTAGAAAAAGCAATCAGGACTACTCTAATCAGGGAAAAGGAAGAATCCAATGAGTCAGATGATTAAAGTCAAAAACATCTCAGCATCTCCAAGGTTTTCAAATACCTTGGCGATGCCGGGACTCAGTTGGTCGCTAGAGGCTAAAACTACCTGTCCCGGTTCATTAAACTCCGATGGCAGTCTGGTGGATGCTTGTTCGACTTGCTACGCTGCCAAAGGATTCTACAGAATGCCTAACGTCAAAGCTGTGCGAGAACATAACAAGCAGGATTGGCAGTGTGATAACTGGGTTGAGGTCATGGTGCGTGAAGTTGATAATGTCAGATACTTCAGGTGGTTTGACAGCGGTGACTGCTATCATCTTGATTTAGCTAAGAAAATACTGGAAGTCATGAAGCGCACTCCGCATACTAATCATTGGTTTCCAACTAGACAACATAAGTTCAAGAAGTTCTTACCAGTTCTAAAAGAGATGCACAGCTTGGATAATGTTGTAGTTCGTTGGTCTTCTGATGGGATCAACGGTGAGCTTATCGAAGGTGACTGTACCTCTACGATAGTTCAAGATTGGAGCCAAGCCCCGATCAATGTTAAGAAGTGTACCAAGCCTGACAACGATGGTAAGTGTGGTAGCTGCCGTAGCTGTTGGGATAAATCAACCAAAACTGTGGCCTATCTATGGCACTAAGGAGCGAAGATGTATGACCAATTCTTTTGATAAAAACAAATATATAGACCAGTTACACAAAGACATTGCCAAACACCTGAAGGAGGGTGGCGAGATTAAAAAGCTACCTATGTCTCCAGATGTAGCAAAACTACGGCATGATGTTATTAAAGATATTTTTACTAAAAGGTTTTAAAAGGTCTTTGACGTAGTGAAAGACCTTTATAAAACCTAAAGGAGCGAACCATGACAGACGAAATGAGCAACGAAGATCTATTGAAAGCCTTGCTAGGTGATATTGATGATGCCAGATCTGCTCTTGCTAAAGTACTAGATGCAAATGCAGTAGATA